ACCACAATATAAAGTATGTGCTATTACTGATGTTAGTATTAACTATACACCAGACGGTACTTATTCGACGTTAACTGATGGTTCTCCAGTTGCTGTAGAACTATCACTAAATTTCTCAGAAACAAAACTTGTATACTCAGACGAAATCATAAGAGACGGAGCATCTTACTGATGTATTTTAATTTTCTACCGGCGATCAAGTACGATCAGAAACCAATCAGTTATCCATTTTCTGAATCGGATTATGTTGTAGCGAAAAATTTCTTCAGAAGATATAAAATTAGCGATACTGCTTTCACACAATCAACATACTTCAATAAGTATGCTCTTCAAGATGGTCAAAGACTAGATCAAATTGCTGAGGCAGTATACAATAATGCTTTTTATGATTGGGTTATTATTCTGACTAATAACATGGTCAACACTCAGTTTGACCTACCAATGTCAGAATCTGAATTAAGAAAGCACGTTGAAAGTCAATATGATAATCCGTACTACGACTATCATCACTATGAAATCATTAGCGACGATGAACAGATAGAAAACTTTGGTAAGGTCTTGATTCCTGGTAAAACCGTAGTTGATGAATCATTCTATAATAATCAAAAGACTTTAACTGTCGGTACACTCCCCGATTTATCATCAACCTCAAAGACAGTTACCTATACTAAAAATTATATTTTTTCTGAGGAAGGTTTCGATAATTCATTCGTAATCAACACTAAAAGTGCCAACTTTGAAGCTTACGGGTCAGGAACCGGGATCGATGATGGATTTGTTTTGTATGCTCCATTCAGAAAAGGAGCAAGATCAGTTGGTTACCTAAGAATTAGAGGAGAAACTGCTTATGGAGGAATTGAAAGATTTGTCGAGTTTTACCAATTAGACGCTACAGAACTAACTAAATTTATATTAAAAGGAAAATTTGGCACTAATTTTAATGGCGGAGAATTTCCAGATTTACCGAATGAATTATTGAAACTACAGTATAAAACTAGTCCTACTGGTAGCTGGATAGAAATTGCTGATATTATTCCAATCAGAATGCTTCAGTATTTTGAATATGTTAGTGATGCTCTACAAGATTTAGGATATGGTGGTACGAATAGACCAGCTGGACAATATGATAACCTTACTGTATACGAAACTGATGGAACAACAGAGACAAGTGCCAGAGTTAATGTTACTGTAGAGTCGGATGGATCTATTAGTGCTATTGATATTGTTGACCGAGGAGAACTGTTAGATTATACAACTACACTTTATATTAGAAACGAAGACATTGGTAATGGATTTTTCTACTCAGATCCCTCACAAACTATACAATATCTACCAGATGTTTTGTTATATAATGTCAGTCTGGATCAAGCACCGGATGGATCTCAGTTTGGTCGATATTCGACTGTACCATATGAATTCTCTGTAGACATTCCTATAGCAGCTAGAACCCCAACTACTCAATTTAGAGTGTTCCAACCTAGCAATACTGGACCTGTAATGGATCAATATGCTATTCAAGAAATTGAATATGAATATGAAACGACATATGTAGTGGAAACTCCTTTAGATTACATACAAATTGATAATGATAACTATGTTATCGATGGTGTTAGATGGACTAGAATTAATAGTGCTTGGTATAAAGTAACTCAAATTGGATACAGATACCATGATAATGGAACAACCAATGAGATATCTGGTAGTGAATTATCTAGACCAGTAACTGAATTTGAATACGAACAAACAGAGAATGAAAAGAAACGGGAGATCTATATTTTAAAACCAAACTATGTTACTCTTCTAGTCGAAGACTTTAGAAAGGCTTCACTATATAAAAAGTCATCTGATTATGTCAGCAACAGACTGAAGAAAACTGGAATCTGATCAACTTTTTTAGACAAAAAAATGGGGGAAAAAATTTCCCCCATTCATTATTTTGAAAAACCCATTTGGTAGCAAGCAGATGTTGCTAGGTTTGGATTCTTTTTTAATACTCTGTAAGCATGACCATGAACGTCTGATTCTAAAGTAAGATGTGCTTTAGTGTGAACGGTCTGAATCACCAGCAGCATCCCAATAAACGTAAGGTTTATCATTGTGACTGGATGACTCAGACCTTTCCATAGATATTTAATCACTAGTCGTTAGCAAGACGAGCGAAGTAGGACAGAGCATCATCGTCATCAGCAGATGGTTTCAGATCGCTCAACTCATTCTTCATTGACTGAGGAACGGGAGTTGCTGCTGCCATGATAGCGGGATCGTTGAACCCACCACTAACAGGAGCAGGATCATACTCTTCACTCTCTACGCTGACAGCGGGAGGACGACCCACGTTCAGTACAGAATCAAGGCGAGTCTTCAGTTCGTCATAGGACTTGAACTGATCATCAGCAGTGTATGCTTCTAGACTGTACGCTTGCTTCCAGATTGATTCGAGTTCGTCATCGTTGGCAGCAAGAGCAGCAGTACGATCAAACTCAGCAGAATCATAGTTCCAATAACCAGCAACGGTTTTGATCTTCAGTTTGAAGTTAGCACCTTCCCACAGATCAAAGGGGTTCACTGGTGTTTCGTCTTGGAACTCAGGTTGCATAGCACCCATGATCTTATCAAAGATCTTCTTACCATAACGATACAGGAAGACTTTGCCTTCGTTCTCGGGGTTCTTAGGATCTTTTACAACATAGATGTTGCTGTAGTAGGACAACTTACGTTTTTGCTTACGTGCTTGCTCCTTACCAGATTCTGTACCGTTGTTCCACAGCACAGAGTTGTACTCAGACACAGGATCTTTGTCTCCACGAGTGGTGAGTGAGTTCTCGATGAACCAACCACCAGGACCTTGGAATCCGTGTGAGTAGAGTTTTGCCCAGGGCACTGTCTCTCCATCAGGAGCAGGCAGGAAGCGGAGAACGGCGTAACCGTTACCGCTAGCGTCAAGTTCGGGCTTCCAGAGTCTCTCGTCGGCACCAGACTTCTGTTCGGTGCTGGACTTCTCCAGTTCTTTCTGTAGGAACTGAAAATTATTGCTGGACTTGCGCTTTAAATCGGAAAAGGACATTGGATACCTTGGATGTTTCGGATGTTGTTATGTGACCCCGTGTCACTTAGACATAATAACAGGCACAGAGGCGGGTGTCAATCCCTTGTGCCACTTTGTAATTGGTCCTTCATGTTGGCAACCTTCATCAAAAGGTCATCAAAAATTTCACCAATGGATAGGTTAGCATCGCCGCCGAGCATAACGGCAGCGACTTTCATACTTTCTACCATTTCTTTTGCTTCAGGATCATCACTAAGACTCAACCTAGCATTAAAAATCTTTTGTTTTTCAATCAATTCTTCTAGGATGTTGAAGTATTCCATCTTTTTCTTGTCACTTAGGACAGGAAAAGCATGGGCAGATTGAAAGCAGAACCGCTGAAGTTCTGCCATCTCTTGCAGATCTCCACGGACCATTTCGGATTGAAAGAAATTACTACTCATACTAGCAACAGTTTAGCTCGACTTGTTTTTTTCATGAAGTTTAACTTTTGAGCATCGTACTTAAGTTTTTCCTTAAGTGGTTTGCTAATTAATTTGGGGACCGATTCGATCTCGATCTCATTTTTTTCACAGTAAAATACGATAGCATCAATGTAGTTCATATCATTGTTTTCACACGCTACCTTCTCCACTTCCTGCGAAAATTTCGCAGTAGTCATAAATTTATCCTCCAGTTCTTTTGGCATGTTTGTTTTCGTATTCTTGGATGTACTCTTGTAACAAAATTAGATATTCTTTTTTAGGTTTGACCACACTCACCTGTGGTTCTCCCTCTTCTGTTGCTACAATAGTCACCAATTGCTGTACGGTAATACCATACAACTCCTGAAGCATACAAGCGTAGCCACACTCCTGAACATAATAGTCCACGAGATACTCTTCTCGTTTCTTTTCCGCTGATGTCTTAAAGTCTATGATGGATAGCACTCCATCAAATTCAGCGATACAATCAACACGTCCAGCAAGTTTCAGCACATCAGAATATAGTGCTGCTTCCTGTAGGTATATATTATTTATACGGTCCAGGACTTTTTGAGATTTGTTGAACATGAACCATGGCAGTGGCATGTCATGGTACTTAGTTTTATCTAATTGATTGTTAATGTAATCTTCAACTAGTTTGTGGTAACGAGTACCTCTAGTTGCTGAGTTAGTTGACTTTGCTTGTGCTTTAGATTTTCCAATCTTTGCTCTCCATTTAGCAAGACCTGCTTGCTTCTTAGCATTGCTACCAATCACTGTGGTGATTGATGGATACTTGTTACCTTCTGGGGTAACATAGTATCTCTTTCCGTCAATTGTAACGGTGTTCATCTCAACAGGACTATCAATCCCCACATGATTAAAGAGCATTAGAATCCTAAGTTAAGTTTAGCAATGAGATAGTTTTTGACCAAACCAGAACGAACAATGTCTTCAATGCCAAATTCAATCATAGTAAAGTCTTCTTTCATACTTTGAACAATTTTCATAAAGTCAATGATACCTGTACGTTCGTTGGTCTTAATGAGATCAGACTGGCGAGCATCACCACAGAAAATGATCTTAGTATCTTTACCACAACGGGTAAT